GTGCGATTAACGTGGATGGGGGAAGGGTGGGGACGGAGGAAAGGATAACTAATTGGAGTGGTACGGCTAACTATAAAGTAAGCGACCCAAAAACTGGAACCACAACTGCGACAGGCCGCTGGCCCGCAAACTTCATCCACGATGGGAGCGAGGAAGTGGTGGGGTTGTTTCCTGATACTAAGAGTGGTGGTGGTGACAAGCACGGGCGCAAGGCATCAACTTTTTGCGCTTCAACGGACTGGGAAGCGTACAAAGGCACAAGCAATGGTGGCGATTCAGGCTCTGCCGCTCGCTTCTTCTACTGCGCAAAGGCAAGCAAAGCGGATAGGGACGAAAACCACCACCCCACCGTCAAGCCCACCGACCTCATGCGATACCTCTGCCGACTTGTAACCCCACCAAGCGGAACGGTCCTCGACCCGTTCATGGGGTCAGGCTCAACGGGCAAGGCGGCCATGCTGGAAGGCTTTGCGTTTGTCGGGATAGAACGGGAAGCGGAATACATCGACATCGCCAAGGCTCGCATTCAATCCGCAGTCGGCTTGCTTTAATGTTTACCCTCACGACCGCTATCAGGCGAATCCGCAGGATGACGGCCCGGAAGAAGGTCATCCAAGGCGGAACAAGTGCGGGGAAAACCCTCGCCATCCTTGCGGTCCTAATCGACATCGCAGCCAAGAACAAGACCGAGATTTCGGTGGTTTCCGAATCCATCCCCCACCTACGGAGGGGAGCAATCAAGGACTTTGCCAAGGTCATGCAATGGACGGGCCGATGGGTCGCAGACCGATGGAACAAGACCCTGCTCACCTATCACTTCGCCAACGGTTCAATCATCGAGTTCTTTTCGGCTGATTCCGAGGCACGGCTCCGAGGTGCAAGGAGGCAGGTCGTTTACATCAACGAGGCGAACAACATCGACTTTGAATCTTACTACCAACTCGCCATTCGTACCAGCGAGGCCATCTACATCGACTTCAACCCGACGCATGAGTTCTGGGCGCATACCGAGGTCCTGCGAGAGGACGATTCCGAACTGCTGATCCTGACCTATCAGGACAACGAGGCTCTGCCTGATACCATCAAGCGGGACATTGAACTAAACCGCACCAAAGCCGAAACGTCAGCGTATTGGGCGAATTGGTGGAAGGTGTACGGCCTCGGTCAAGTCGGGACGCTTCAGGGGGCCATCTACGAGGACTTTGAGGTGGTGGAGGGTATAGATGTCAGCCGAGCCAAATTCGTCGCCCTTGGGCTTGACTGGGGCTTTAGCAACGACCCTACGGCCTTGGTAGCAATCTACCGCCAAGGGGACTGCCTGCTGATTCAGGAACTGCTCTACTCCACGGGCCTGACCAACCAAGACATCGCAGACAAGTTGCGGACGCTGGGCATTACCCGGGCTTGGGAGATCGTGGCGGATTCAGCAGAACCCAAAAGCATCGAGGAAATCTACCGACTTGGCTTCAACATCAAGCCAGCGGAGAAAGGCCCCGATTCGGTCAGGAACGGGATAGACATCCTCAAGCGATACAAATTGCAAGTTACCAAGGATAGCACCAACCTCATCAAGGAACTGCGGTCCTACACTTGGGCCACCGACAAAGAAGGCAAGAACACGGGGGTTCCGATAGACTCGTTCAACCACGCCTGCGATGCGATGCGTTATGTGGCCCTCAACAAGTTACGGGTCAGTAACTCAGGGAAGTATGTTGTGGTTTAACTTTGAGGCATGAACATCGAACGCATCACCGACCTACTCATTGAAATCGTGAAAGTGGCAGCAGCCGTTTTCTTCATCATCACCCTTCTAACCCTGCTGCTTCAATGAACAAACATTACAAATTTGAACTGCATTGCGATGCTGGCGTTTACTACGCTAACTCGCTGCTTGGCCTAATGCTTCAAGTCATTAGGCATCGCTTTTGGCATTTGACGCATGATGGTGTTTGGATGGATTAGAGTATGAAAGTCGTTCACTACTATCACATCTACTGCGGAGGGAACTGGCAGTTGATACTCAACCAGCACATGATGGCCGTGTGCAATTACGGCCTCATCAATGTCTTGGATGAGATTCGTGTCGGCATCGTCGGTCCACCCGAACAACGCAAGGCGGTCAAGGACGTGCTGGAGAACTCGATGGTGGCCGATAAGGTCAAGGTCGTGGTAACCCGGACCAACGCTTGGGAGCAGGCGACCCTGACCGAGATGTACAAGGCAAGCCAAGAGGAAGAAGCCGTGTACTTGTACGCCCACACGAAGGGGGCTGCGAATCCATCCTTGACCACCCAACTTTGGGGCAGGTCCATGCTATTCTTCAACGTGGTAGCATGGGAGCGGTCCATGCAACTGCTCGAAGGCGTGGATGCAGTCGGCTGCCATTGGATTACCAAAGAGCAGTTCCCCCACATGGCTGATGCCAACAACCCCGAAGGCTACCCCTATTTCGGTGGTAACTTTTGGTGGGCCAAGTCAAGCCACATCAAAGAACTGGGCGAACCTGCAAGGGACCACCGATTCCAAGCCGAGCATTGGATAGGAAAGAAACCCGACACCAAGGTCTTTGACTCCAACCCCGGATGGCCTTCACCTGAAAAATTCGTTGTAACTTTTTGACATGAAACTACTCGCCAACATCGCCTACCACCACAACCCCGAAAGGCTGCCAAACCTTATACGGGTCATTGAGGCTATCAAGTCCTACCCGGTACAAGCCGACATCTTCGTGGACACCAACGACCCCGAAGTCGTGGGGCTACTTGCAGACCAACCCGTAACGGTTCATGCTCACACGCAACTCTCACACCCTTGGATGCTGACCGCAGTCCACCGCACACGAATCAAGGAAACCTACAAGTACTTTGACTGGGTGGCCTACTTTGAGGACGACATGATGCTACCCAAGGAGGGATTCGTGAACTTCACGGAGCGGTTCGATTCGATGTTTGCCGATGGCTTGTACCCATCCTTCACTCGCATTGAAACCTACGACGACAAGGAAGGCGAATGCACTCCTGACGTGAACGAGGTCCTGCCCAGTTCGGTGTGGTGTCAGTACAACGGCAAGGACTATGTGAGCCTGCCGTTCTTCATCAACTACCACGCCTTTTGGATGTTCAGCGTCAAGAGGCTTAAGGAGGTCCTGACCCGAAGCCCCGAAGAACTCGACAAAATCCCCGACAACGGTCTATTCAGGGAGAGCCTCGCTTCCTTCCCGATTTGGTCGCTTGGCTTGAAACCGATGCTGGAGTTCACGGAGCAGGGCGAACTGGCAGAGCATTGCAAGGTGTTCCACCTAACGAACAACTACAAGCACGGAAGCACCAATATTAAAACCCTCTTCAAGCGATGAAACACGACAACATCTTTGGCTGGTCAAGCATGGAAAATCAAGGTCAACTACTTCAGTTAATTCTTGACGAAATGCCTCCCCAAGAAAAATACCACATGGCTGAAATCGGGGTCTACCTCGGTCGTGGCACGGCCATCTTTGACGAAGTTTTTGTCAGCAGGGGACTTGATTACAAGTTGGTAGCCATTGACCACTTTGAAGGCTCGCCTGAACACAAGGCGAGCAATTCAATCCCATTATACGAAGAGGCTTTGAAGAACCTTGAACCGATACGAGATAGGGTTTCTTTGCTGAATATGGAGTCGTTGGCTGCTTGCAAGAAATTCAAGGATTCTGCTTTTGACATCGTTTACATCGATGCATCGCACGAATACGAGCCTGTTCTGCAAGACATCAAGGCTTGGCTCCCGAAGGTCAAGAAGGGTGGATTTATTTGTGGGGACGACTATGTTGGAGGATGGCCCGGAGTTATTCAGGCCGTAGGCGAAGCCTTTGAGGGCAGGCATAAGGTCGTTCCGGGAACTCAACAATGGTACATTCGACTATGAAACTCCAAGACCTCACCATTGACCAGTTCCAACGCATCGGAGCCATTGAGTTCTCCAGCGTCCTCGGGGACTACGACAAGCGAGCAGGGGTCGTTGCAATCGTTGAGGGGGTGGATATATCAATCGTGAGAGAAATGCCCGCCAAGAGCGTCCTAAAGCGTTACAAGGCTATTATCAGCGAGTGGAACGCACTCCCTGCATTGGGGTACAAGCGAAAGTTCAAAGCCGGGGGCAAGTGGTGGATCCCGACGGTGTTCACGGACGAGTTGACCGCTGGGCAGTTGATTGAATTAATGGACGCAAACACGACGGACGAGAAGCAGTTGTTGCAGAACCTTCACCGAATCATGGCGACCTTGTGCCGGGAAGGCGGTCTATTCGGATTCTTTCCGAAAAAGTACGACGGGGCTGCCCATGCGGAACGAGCCGAACTGATGAAGAAGCACGCTAAAGTCGGGGACGTTTGGGGCGTTGTCAGTTTTTTTTTGCTAAGTTCAGAGTCCTACTTGAAAGTTTTGAGCGACTATTCCAAGCACCTGATGACGAAGGCAGGGGAGTTGACGTAAGCCCTCTCGCAGGGTACGGCTGGCTGATGGTGGTGTGGAGGATGGCAAACAAAGACGTGCT